CCCGGGTGGTTGGTTAGACCGCCCTCCACCCCCGTTTTATTTGAGTCGAACGGGGGAGAACGACCACGGATGGTTCGAGGCCAGCCGCGCCCACTAGGGCGCGGAGAAGCCTCGGCCAGCCGTCGAGGTCTAACGCTCGACGTTTTGGACGAACGTCGAGAACGAAGAACTCTAACCGCTGGTAATCTCGGTTCCACCGAGCTTTAAACCGCTTCAGATTCTCACTGAGAGCAGTCTGAGCACAACGGAGTACCCGACAGGGGAAACCAGAAGAGGAGGTTCCGAAGGGCAGAGCCCCGTAGACACTCTCTAAGAGTTCCCAGAGTCGAGCCGCCAGCGAACTATAACCTTTCAGAGCCATTTGATTGGCTAAGGAGGCATAGGACGCTAACGCCGAGCCATCCGAACGATGGCCGGACCATGGGGTCTTCAACCGTGTCGGAGTGACCTGGACGCCTTTAAAAGCATCCATACCACAACTTTCACGGAATGGACCATCAACACAGGACTTCGAGACGTTGACACGGAGGCCAACGGACTCGAGGATCTCTATGCACTTCCGCGCATGCTTCCGGGGAACGACTATGTCGTCTCCGTAAACATACACGGTCTTACCGACCTGGCGGAAGTCCGCCTTTGTCGCCTCGGAGATCCCAGCCACGAGGACAACCCAGAAAGTATAAGCCTCCACTGGGAAGCATAGAGCTGAACCCATAGGAGCAAACTTCCTGAGGTGCTGCACCCTTCCGTCGGGGAGACGTGTGGCCGTGGTGCGGGTTGCTTCCAGTGCGCGAAGGAGGTCCGGGGTGCGTGAGAACACATCCCGTACCAACTCGAGCGAAACCCTGTCAGAGGCATCCTTGAGATCGAGCGTAGCAAACTCGAGAGTCTTAGAAGACTCAAGAGCAAGCTGACGGTTCACCTCTTGGGATGTAAAGTTGATCTGACCCTTAGTGAGAGGATGACTCTCAAGAAAGGAGACCAACTTCCTCCCCAGAGCTTGCTGGATCCATTGATATTCCAGCGGCTCCGAGCTAATGAGCCTCGGACCCCGCGAATCTTTGGGGACTAGTACTACCTTCGCCGTACCGGAGGGTATCCGGTCCATCGAAAAGTACCAGTCCACTCGATCCGCGATCTCCGTCTCACCGCCCGCAGTATAGAATTGCGGGTATGGATAGACCGAGTGAATGGCCTCGTAAAGTCGTGAAAAGATCCACTTCTCCTCGAGGCGTTCACCCGTGGCGACGGCTCCGGGACCATGTCGTGGTACTACATCCTTGGGATTGAGGTCCCCAAGGATCTGAGCTGTGATCGCACTAGCCCTAGTCAACAAGGACCAGGATTCGAGCAGATCCAGCTGCTCGAGCTCTTCCTCCGTGGACACAAAGGCGTCTATAACTTGAGCCTCTGCTTCAGTGGAGTAGGGGTACTCGAGCTTGTACACGAAGAACAGCACCTGCCGAAGGTGTTGGACTGCTTCGACAGACGCGTCCTCCCGGAGAATCCCATTGCAATCAAACACGGCGTTGAAGTGCGCCTGCATAAATGCAGGTGTCTTCCTACCCTTTTGGGTACGAAACCCATTAGGGCAAGTGAACGCCAAGGTTGCCAAGCCCTCGTCAAGGGCCTTCCCAAGCTTAGGAAGACTCTTGGTGAGGAAAGACAAACCTTCTTTCCGAGTGCGGGCCTCCATGGTCTGCTTATCTCGGATGGTGTGCTTAGTTGCAGCGGGGTAGGTCGAAGTCGTGTAGTCCAGCAGCTTGAGACAGAGATTGAGGTACTCTACCTCAGTCGGGCTTTTCAGTGAACCCATCATCTGGGGACACTCCTGACGAGCCCCCCCTCAGAAGATCGACCGCCTCAACCAGAAGCTGCAGGAGAACTGAGTCTGACACGTCGGGCACCAGCAACGTGAGCGGAAGCTCCGGTGCAGGATACATGGCGGGCAGATCCAGTTCGACTGATGTGTGCTCCCACTTACCGATAGACACGGGAGTGGGGAGGGCGACTTGCCTCCAGATTTGTAGCTGGAAGATCAAGATTCGCCCCTCAAGAGTTGAGAGATGAAGTCTGTGTCCGAAAGGCCCGCAGCGAGCGCGCCATCCGTCAACAGATCCAGAGTCACCCCGACCATGTCGTAGATGATCTGGGAAGTAATGGCGGAGGACCTTGGCACGGCCAGGGTGATGTTCAGCGTGGCCTTCCTCGGTACACCGGCGCTGTCCAAGACGGTTTTCTCCTGGCGGACGAGGTGCCGGTCAATGACGTCTGAACCCTTCCCGGT